TCGTGCTATCCATGTGCTATGAAGGCACAGCGCAAGGCAAGCATTGACGCGCTGGGTGATACGGTATGGGCTGGAAGTGAGTGCCCTACCCATCTACGTTGACCAACGCTCAAGCAGACAGGCAGCAAGGGGCGCGGGAAGCCCCAGAAGGGTGGTCGTACTTGATATATAAGATAAGTTCACGTACACAACACCCTTGCTTTTAATAAGAGACTCCTTAAAAGACGGTACTTAGCATGACAGAGACGGAGCAAATTTGGGACAAGTTATTGGAGCATACGCCTCGCGTTTTCGACGATTCTGTGCAGATGAAGCTGGAATACGAGTTAATTAAGGCTGAGGTCTTTTGCTCACAATTAGAAGATGAATGAATTTAAGCGTCCTACGGCATGGATACAGCGTAACCTGAAGATTATCGACAAGTTCGGTAATTTAGTGGACTTGGGTCCTAATATTGGCCAGTTAATGTTGGCCAAGGCGATAATGCGTCAGCGTATGGCCGGGTTACCCGTCCGTATTGTCCTTTTGAAGCCTCGTCAAGTGGGTTGGAGTACGTGGAGTGAGGCCGAAGCCTTTTACTTTATTAACAAGAACCCCAACAGGACGGCTTTAGTGGTTAGTGCCGACCTTGACAGCACTAATCTGGTCTTTAACATGACGAAATTGTATCAGGACCAGATGCCGGAAGATATACGACTGCCTACCAAGGCGAGTACAAGGAAGGAGATAGTTTTCGCCGCCCCTCACCGGTCTAAGTTTTTGACTCAGACGGCAGGTAAGGACGTTTTGGGTCGGGGCGGTACGGTCCATTTCTTTCACGCGAGCGAAGTTGCCTTCTGGCCGAAGGCGAAGCAGGGCATGGCTGCCGTCCTTCAAATGGTCCCTGCAAAGCCTGACACTACGGTGATTTTAGAGAGTACGGCCAACGGTGTTGGTGGTGCGTTTTACGACATATTTCAGCAGGCGGTGGACCGCAGGAGGTCTTCCATGAGTTTGGAGGGCTATATTCCGGTCTTTTTCCCGTGGTATAAGTTCCCTGAATATCAGAGCGGCGTTCCCAGAGGTTTTCATTTAGAGCAGGACGAGAGCGAATTAAAGAACGAGTTTGGCTTGAGTAACGAGCAGGTATTCTGGCGTCGTTTGAAGGTTCAGGAGTTGGGCGGGGATGAGAGTCTGTTCCGTCAGGAGTATCCCGCTACCCATATAGAGGCTTTTCAGACCTCCGGCAACCCGGTATTTACTCCGGGCATGATACATTTTCAGAAGGCTTTTATTGAGAGTGGGCGGAGTATAGTCTTTAACGGCGATGAGATTGAGGACGTTCCCCGAAGTTTTAACTGCTGGAAGATAATCAACCCCGTTGAGGAAGGCCATCAGTATTGCATGGGTATAGATACGATGGAGGCCCGTCTTTCGGACGTTCAGGACCCGAAGAGTCGTTTGGATTGTGACGGGGCGGTAGTTTTGGACAGGAGTACCGGCAAGGCCGTCGCTATATGGCACGGGCGGGGCGACCAGGGCGAACTTGGTAATCAGTGTTTATGGTGTGCCAACCATTATAATGAAGCGTGGGTGGCCCCGGAGATACCCCAGTCGATGACACTTTTGAAGGTCTTTAAGGACGCTGGCTATAACAATATTTACAATAGGGAAGTCCATGACCAGCGGATAGTCACACAGGAGAGTGAGAATTTAGGCTGGCGTACCGACTTGATTACGAGGAACTGGCTGGTAAATGATTTTCTGGTAGCCTGTCGGGAGAGTTCGGTAAAATGTGTATTCAAGGAAATAGTCGAGGAGATGGAGACTTTCATAAGGGACAAGATGGGCAAGGCCGTCCACCAGCCGGGCAAGCACGATGACCTGCTCTTTGGTCTTATGATTGCTTTACAGGTCCACTTGAGATGCCCTTTGGGTTCAATGCCGTACAAGGAAGACTATACCGGCGAGGACGACGATGAGGGTCAGGTAGAGAGTGTATCCCGGAGCGGTTATGTAGACGAATGTATTTTAGAAGGAGATTAGAAAATGGCTGATAATTTTACAATTGATGGGAGAAGTGGTGACGGTTGCTGGGAAGTAGAAGGAGATTGAAGAATGAATGAACTCGCCTACATATTAACCGGCGTAGCGATAGGTGCTGCCTTAGTTAGATACGGCATAGGGCTTGGCTATAAAATGTGCTATCAGGCCCGTGAGGACGAGCCTTTGTCCGGCGAGAGGGACGAGCCTATCGAGCAGGACACAACTGAATATTTATCACAAGAAGAAACAGAAGTTTTATAGGGGGTCACAATGGCTACAGGCGATGTATCAAGCTGTTTGGAAGCATCGAGCGGCTACGGCAATATGTTAAAGTTCGATAGTGGCAAGTATTGGGTCACTTTTGACAGTACGGGCGGGGTCGACGAGCGGATATGGGGCAAGGACCCTACCGCCGTTTACGGCAAATCCGCTCTTTACGTTGATTTAATTCAGCTTGGTTGTTGCGCTACTGCGGGGCCGATAGCACTTATTGACGGTTCCGGCGGCCTGCCGATATGCAATCTTGTCGGTTCCGATGTTTCCACGTCCGATTGTGGTCCGAGTGAAGTGTGGGATTTTGGGGACGATGCTCTGGTATGTTTGACCGCCGACAATACACAGTCTTTGTGTGTGAGTTCTACTATTAACGGCCACTTGGCGGGCGCTTTTAGATGTTGGTGGGGGCCTGCTCCAAAATGACCGATGTACCAAAAGACGACCAGAACACCTTCCTGGACCGCATGGAAGAAGAGGGTATGAAGATTACTAAGTCGTGGAACGCGATTTGGTCGGAGAGTATCCGCTACTTTTTCGGCGACCAACTTGGCCACAGGCGCGCCAAGAAGGGTTGGGACTGGGTGGTAGTCAATTATATCCTGCCCGCCGCCATTCAGGAGATAGCCAAACTCTCCAAGAACCACGCCCAGATTCTTGCGCACCCGTGGGAGGCTTCCGACGCCGAATTTGCAGAGGCGTGGCGGTCGCTCCTTCAATGGCTATGGGAAAAGGGTGTAAACGGCCACGGTATGAGACTGGAGCAGATAGCTTCCACTCTGGATAAGAAACTCTACGGTTATAGTGTCTCCAAGGTAATGTGGGAGAACAGGGACTCCTGGGACGATGAGAAGAAAACATGGTCCGGCGATGTGAAGTTTCGGTTATGGAAGCCGGAACGGTTCTGGGCTTTGGGTCAAGAGAAGATTGACGACGGCCCCTGCGGAACGGTTAGGTACGTCGAGGAAGAATGGGCCACTACCCGCTGGCCGAAGTTCAAAAAGAAAATAGAAGAGGCATCCCAGACCTACGAGGACGTTCTTTCTGACGGCCAGCAGACGATAGACGGGCAGACCCTCTCTTCCGGTGGTACATATCCGAGTGCCGGGACCGGCGGGGCCGACAGGGGTCCGGTTGGTAATGCTTTCCGGTCGCTTCTAAATTTAATAGTTACCCGAAAGAAACATACCACCAAAGACAGCAAGGTAAAGTATATCAAATTAGCCGAGTTCTACTACAAAGACGAGGAAGAAAAACACGTCAAGAAGTATATGGAACTGGAGGAGCTTATTAACTCTGGCATGGTTATTGAGCAGGGCGGGACACTCTTTGGCAAAAACGGCAACCAGCTTACCGAATTACCCGAAGTCTTGAAACGTGAATACGATGAGCCTTTATATCCTAATGGCCGGTTTGTAATACGACTTGGCAAGGACATTATAGTAAATAAGAACCAGCGGTACGGATATAAGAAATGGCCGTTTGTAGTTAGTCCTCATTACCTCCTGCCTCACATGTGGCAGGGCTGGGACGCCGTTCAGATGTACAAGAGCGCTCAGGACATGATAAACATATCCGTGAGCCATTTGGTAAATAATATGAAGATGTACGGCGACCCGAAAGTTGCCGTAGAACGAGGGGCGATAGACTCCCCTCCGGGCAAACGTAGTGCCCATTTCAAGATAGGTAAAGGCGCGGGCAGTATTATCAGATTGGTAAAAGGAGGCTTGGCGAGGTTCAAGATACTTGACCCGCCCGCACCTTCGGCAGCGGCCTTACAGTTGTACGCTCTTTTCAGTCAGGAATTTAAGAATATAGTCGGCCTTCAGGATATTGCTCAGGGCAAGCAGACCGAAGGCAGGATAACGGCCACCGAATCTCATTTCCTTATGATTTCAGCCAACGACCGGCTGATGTTACAGAGTGCCTATGAAGATGTTTGGGTAACGGAAGTCGCCCGTTTATTCGCGTGGATATGCCAGAAGAACTACGAAGTTGGCAGGATAGTTCGGATAATCGGTGAAGACAACGCCGTAGGTGCCCAACAGATTACCGAGCAGATAAAAGACGTAGATTTCGATATTGATATTATCCCCGGAGCGCAACTGCCCTTCGACCAGGAGAAGAGAGAAGCGAAGTACCTTCAAGTCTATCAGTTAATGGCCGACCCCACCCCTAACCCGATGTTACCGGAAGTATTGAGGGTAATGGAGATTACCAACTGGCGCAAGATACTCCAGCAGCATGGAATGTGGCAGAAGTTCATGCAGTTTTTGCAACTGTTTCAAGCCGTTACTGAAAAGAAGATTACCCCCGAACAGGGCATACAGTTATTGATTAAGGCCGCAATGGAGCAGTTTAAGGAAGGTCAAAGTTCTATTGATGGTATTGAGGCCCAGAACAAGGAAAAAGAGCAGATGGACCAGGAGCGTGAGCAGTTGATTGCTAAGGGCGAGGCCGAAGGCAGAAAGAAGGAACGCGCTATCCAGAGCGAGCGCGACAAGGTAAGAAACGAAAAGAAAGCTAAGAAGGAGAAGAAGAAATGAGTTATACCCACAAAGACACTGTATGTCCCCATTGTGACGGTGAGATAACGGGGCATGGTTGCGGAGATAAAGTTATTTATTGGTGTGATAGTTGTGGCTCTAACAACAGGGAATCTCCACCATATATCGGAATTGATATGCATAAGGGGAGAAAAAAGGGTGACTAAGTTTTAGTCGGCGGTTCGATTCCGTCTCTCTCCATTGTCTGTCAGAATAGCCGAAAGGACTATGGGCCAATAGGAAAATTCTGATAGTTAAGAAGTATTCAAACAAAGAGACTATGTGCTCAAAATGAATTTGGAGACTAATAATGTCTAAGGAAGAACAGAAAACTCAGGACGATTTCAAAGAACAGTGGGACAAGCAGAAACAGGAAACGCAGCAGGCCGAAGCCAACTACCAGAAAGCCGTTGAGGAAAAACAGGCCGTAGTGGCCGAGAAGACGGCGATTTCTGAGCAGCTTGAAGCCAACCAGTTAAAGCTGGTCGAGCTTCAGGAAAAGGCCAAGGCCGCCGAAGATGCAAAAAAAGACACTGACTTTGACCCGGACTTAGTTGATGGGAACGTTATCAAGGAGCTTACGCAGGCGCGGGCCGATAGGAAAATGCTTTTAGAAGAAGTTGAAAAACTTAAAGGTAAAGCGTCTACGTATGAGCAGACCGAACAGCAGCGTGCAAACAAGGTGGCTGAAGATTTGGCCGTTAAGAAAATGTGCGATGCTATCGAGGCCGATAGTAATTACGGCCCCCAGTTCAGAAACGATGCAATAGCCCTTGCAACGAAACTTGTCAAAGACGGTAAAGAAAAGCCTGTTGTGGATGGCATTGATGGCATGATACTTATGAAAAAATGCTACAAGCAGCTATCCGAAAAGGCCAAGCCTGACGAATCTGTTCGGACTGACACTGGTGACGGTGGGACCGTTACCCCTGCCACGACCGGCAAGACCGGAGACGTAGCAGAGGTGCTCACCGACATGAGAGAAAACAAGTCCTGGCTCACTGAGTCAATTGGCACAGGAGAGCCAGACATATTCTAACTCCTTTGATTGGGGGGACTTATGTCAACAGCAGATTTAACCAAAGCCACTCGAACGCTTTTTCTTCGCACCGTGGATAATATGGTCTTTTACAGGACCCCGGTAGTCGAAGAACTGAAGCGCAGGAACCAGATTACCGATTCCGGTGGCACAGCTTACGAAAAACTGGTGGACACTGCCGAAATTGATAGTTTAATGCAGGAGTACACCGCTAATGACGCCCTTACCGATGAGAAGTCAACGACACTTGAGAAGCCGAAGTTCACGAGGAAGTACGCTCAACTTCCCCTGCGTTATGATATAGACGAGTACACTCAGAATATCCACGCGGGCAAAGAGGAGCAACTTTTGAATTTGGCGACCCATCTCAACGAAAAGGGCCAGAGGGCAGCGAAGTTATGGCTGTCCAAATCAATTTTCAATAAGGGAAGCACTACTGCGGTAGCCGACGGAGCGACGGGCTTTCAGTCGATTATCTCGGCCCTTAATCACGATACTGCCTACGGTACTATCACAAGGACCTACGGCACTACCGGCGATTACTGGCAGGGTGCAGACCCAACGGCCCTTAACGCTGACATAGCGGCTTCGGGCAGCGCTCAGGACACAGCGACGAACCTGACCATTTCCAATTTGAGGAAATGGATAAACGAGTCGAATGTTTCTCAAAATATGGAGAGTGAGGACGACCTTTACATTTGTATGTGTCCTACACTCTATAACAAGTTAATCGCGGAAATGGAAGCCAAGGTCCAGTACAGACCTGCCACATACCAGAGGCAGGGGATACGCAAGTGCGAGCTTGACGGTCATCAGATTGTCAGTGTCCCTTACCTCCAGCAGAGTTCAACGATGAAGACGTGGCTGTTCATTCTCAATATGAAGTATTTCGAGTTGAGGATGCACACGCTCAGGAACTTCTCTTTGACCCCGTTCGAATGGCAGGGCAAGAACTCCAACGGCTACGATTTCTGGCTGGCAAGGATTATGATTGCCGGAAACTTTATGTGTTGGAAGCCTAACAGCTCGATGTGGCTCAGCAACGTATCTTAAGAAAGGAGGCGATTATTCATGGCTAATTTAAGATTGGCAAGAGTATATTTATATGACCGCTTCCCCGGCCCGGTGAGTCCGAACTACGGCGTTCCCACAGACGGATGGATAAACGATGGTACTGCACCATTGCATCCGCTGGGCGAGAAGCGCATGGCGTACACAGACAACTCACACTGTCCCGGCTGGTATACCATGTATTACGGTAACTTCGCTGGTATATCTGGTACTAACTACTGTATCAGTAAGGACTTTAGTGACGGCAAGTGCTGGGTTGCCCATTGTTGCTTATCCGAGGACGTTTCTCATGCCGCAGACCCGACATATCTAATGTCGAACCCGGACGGCACTACTCAACCGGCACACGTTTTGATGCAGGCTTTCTCAGATGCGGTAACAGACCTGTCCAACGGCGGGGGTGTAGGACTGCCCTGTGCCACTATGGACCCGTATGACTACGGCTGGTTCTGGGTCGGCGGTTCGTGTCCATGTAAGGACGTAACTATCATGGACGAAAGTGATACTGGTTTCGGAGTAGATATGACAACTAACGGCACTGTCGTGCCGGGGCCGGTATATATGTGTCATACCGGTACGACGAGTTTGCTTTCCGGTGAAATTACAGTCAACTGGGAAATCAGTGTCGGCGGCAATGCCAATACGTTTTTCGGTAGATGGCCACCGATAGGCGTAGCAATGGGACCTGATATTTAAGAAAGGGGGCAACTTATGGCTGGAGAAATTCTACTCCACAAAATAGTATTGAACGACAAATGGCCTGGTTCCCCTAACCCTAATCTGGGCGTTCCGCAGGGTGGATGGGACAACACTTCGATAAGTGCCTGTCAAACTGTCCCTGCGTTTCCGCCCGGAACCAAGGTTGCTGCTTATCAGGACCATACTTATTGTGAAGGCCAGTACACAATGGCCTATCTATGTTTTCACGAATGTTCCGACTTTGCTTACGACGTACTTGCAGTCAGCGATACTCAAAATGCTTTTATGTGTAGCGATGTTGGCGGCGAAGGTAACGATAGTATGGACGTTCTTGAGGGTAGTTATGCTGGCGTTGTAGATTATACTGACTCTTTATGGTGGATTGTTACCAATAGTTTTGTAAATGGTGACGCATCCGCTACGGGCAGAGTGGCTTGTCCTGTATCTGCTATGAGCGAAGGCGAGTTCGGCTGGTTCTGGATAGGCGGTGTGTGTCCCGTTGCCGATATTACTTTTTACGATGGTCAGGCGGGAGGTGTCGGTTCAGAATTTCCTGCCGCTGGCGGCGGTATTGTAATGGGCGCAAAGTTAATGCCCGTTGACAGTACCGGCGGAATCGTACTCGGCGTATGGGACGGAACTTTCGAATATACACCCTGTGGTCTGGCTCTGGATGCAGACGCTTAATGAAAGGGGGCTAAAATGGCTCATACGGCAATACCACTGTCCTCTGTTCAGCTTAAAGATAACTGGCCGGGGCCGGTGAACCCTAATAAGGGCAAGCCAGTCGGCGGATGGGATGGTACGGCAGACAGTTTTAAGACTGCTGTCGATGCTACGATTCCCATACAACCGATAGGCGAAAAACGAATGGCGTACACGGACAACTCACATTGTCCGGGCTGGTACACCATGATGTTCCTTCAGTATCACTCCGTTGAGAACGCTTGTATAAGTAAGGACATGTCCGACTCCTTGCAGTTATGTACCCAATACGACGGTTCTGACTGTGAATCCTATGACAATTCTCATTCACAGTATTACACTGTTACTAATGAGATTACTTATGGCAATTCGGATTATTCCAAAGGTGCAAGGGTAGCTTTCCCGTGCGGCACAATGGACTCAGATGGCACTTCCGCCGGTCCCGATAACAACAGTTACGGCGACCAGTGGGGCTGGTTCTGGGTTGGTGGTGTATGTCCGTGCAAGGACGCTACTATTCTCGATGGTACTGTTGGCAGCGGATATGGTGTGGAATTTGAATGTGCGAGTACCTATGAAGGCGGACCGCTTTCGCTTGACCTGTCTTCGGACGGGACTACAGGCTACTTGTTCTTCAAGGAACATATATACGGTGCGAATACACCAAATATTTACGGTGTTCAGCAGAACCCAATTGTCGGTTTCGGCGACTTGAGCGGAAGCTAAGGAGGTGACAAATGTCAGGAATTAACACTGCAACACAATTTGTCGGCACTCTTAGCGGCGGCTTGAAGTTCGAGACAGGTTATGTTCATCCCGACGACATTACTCTGGTAAACAGCGTGACCGCTGGCGACGAAAGCGAAACGCACGGTGTTCCCACTACACTCAATACCGTTATTGCGGGCTGGATGTACTCGACCTGTGACGCCGGCGGTGAAGTGGGATGTTTAACTGGTAATGGGTTGGCTGCTCGTTCTGTATGTAACAATCACGCAAGCGGGGGTAGGGTCGTGGACTTTACCCTTGACGAATCAGCTTCAGCAACAGACGGCGACTTTTACTTCATCATTGGATGGTAAGGAGGTTTTATTATGGGCGGTTGGAATACTGCTTCACAGTTTCAGACTTCTGCCGGAAGGATGAGGATAGAGGTCGGTTGTGGCTCTACGCTTGGCTCTCTTGACGGCACTCTTACGGGTGTCGAAAGTCATGGAGTAGCTACGAACCTGACGTATGTGGTAGGCGGATGGTTAATGTGCATGTCGACGGCAGGCGCAGTTTCCGGTTCACCTATCCATTCGGGTTGTATTTCCTCACAGATGGTTCCAAGGGACCATACATGGGGTCCGAGCTACATTGACTTTACAATGGAAGAGTCCTGCGAGGGCATTAACCAGTACATTTTGTTTGGATGGTAAGGAGTTTACTATGGGATTTGCAGACGTTTCTAACGACATCCGGCAAATGGCTGGTCAGGCCCACAACATTCGTATTGAGGCAGGTTGTATCAGCGTTAATTCGACTACAATACCTGTCCCTACACAACTGACTCACATTGCCGGCGGTCTGATAATAGGTTGTTTAACGGGTACGGGCGCTGCCGGTCGGCCTTTAATTGGTTCGGCCTGTGAAGGCGGGATTGCAGAGTTCACAGCGAACTACGCACCCGCAGGTAGAGTGACCCCGTATGTTCTTGTTGGATGGTAAATGGAAGAGAGAAGTCTTTCTTCCTTCTCGACGGTGAGGGGGCTTAGCGGCCCCCAAGCCGTTTAACAGGTGATTTATGGCATTGACGGGCGTAGGACTTACGGACGAGATACAAGCGTTATGCGGCAGGCCCACTAACCAAGTTCTCTTGACTAATGCGAGGGTAACGCGATGGCTCAACGAGGCGGTAAAGAAGATAGCCGAAGAGTGTCCCGACCTCGAAGAGTTGCAGTTTACCAATACTACCTCTCTTGATACTACGGGTACTATCCTTTATGCGTTGAACGAGGTTACTGTAGGTGACGTGTCCACCGAAGACAGGGTATGTCATGTTTTCGATGTATTCTATCTGGACGGTAATGAGACGCGGCAGTTGGAATACATTCACCCTGACGAGTTCGACGCCGCATGGCCTGACCCTACCCATTCAGATATACCCCACACCAAACCTACGCACTGGACGAGACAGGGCGACCTTTCCGAAGGCTACGTTAAGATGATGCCCTTTTGTCTTACCGCGTACCATGATGACGATTTGAAGTTTGTGGGGTCTATGTACCCCGGCGAATGGACTACCGAGGACAGCACCGAAGGCCGACTGAAGGATTGTGACGAGGCTATTATAGCTTACGGGGTATGGCAGGGCTTTAAGGCTATAGGTGACGATATGAAGGCCGCTTTATGGCGGAAGACTTGGACTAACCCCGACCCGATATACGGGGAAGACTACGGAGAATTGGAGAAGATAAAGTTCCGGTCGAGCAGGGAACATGGCTGGGACGGGAATATATTTTACGATAGTTATGAGTAAGGAAGTATGAGTAAGGAAGTAAAAATAGTAGCTGAGATGGGTGCATCCCATCATCAGGACGCTAAGACGGCGAAAGATATTATAGACGCTGCCAAGTGGGCTGGTGCAGATTCAGT